CAGTTAGCAAGTTGCTAATATCTGACCATATAAAAAACGTGGATGGAAAGCCATTTTTCACAAACGCTGGTGGCGATGCGGTCGATGGTGACATGAACAGGATTATTGAAGTATTAAACAAAGATCCTGAATTAAAACACTTTGCTAAATTCCCAGGAAGTCGCGGAGGTGTCGGTGCAAACGGCGGGTCAGGATCTAAGTCAAATACAATGACGAGAGCTGATTACGAGGCATTATCTCCAAGTGAAAAATCCGCACTATCTGAAAAATTAGCTAACCGAGAAATCAAACTAATTTAAGGTAAATAAAATGGCTAACGTATTAACCGATTTAATCCCAGACGCATTTGCTGCTGCAAGGGTAGTTTCAAGAGAGGCTGTAGGATATATTCCTGCCGTTGATTCGACATTAAGCTCGATACCGCTCGCATTGGGTGAGGGCATTAGAATGCCATTCGCGCCTGTTGCGACGTCGACAGCAATTGTCCCAGCGATGGTTTTAACAGAACCAGCCGATCAGACTATTACAAATAAGAAGCTTGTATTGACTGACTCTGAGTCTGCAACATTTGCTTATACGGGTGAAGAGCAAAAAGGCTTAATGTCTGGTTCGGGTCACTTGACAATTCAAGGCAAGCAAATTGCTCAAGCAATGAGGACGCTAACTAATAAGATTGAATTAAATCTTTCTGCTGCGGCTTTACTTGGATCAAGAGCGTTTGGTACTGGTGGTACAACTCCTTTTGCTTCTGATCTAACTGATATCGGAGAAATCAAAAAGATGTTGATCGATAATGGCGCACCAACTGGTGATCTACAGCTAGTAATGGACACTACAGCAGGGGCTAAACTATACGGATTGACTCAGCTGACAAACGTTAATGAAGCTGGAAATGGTGATTTTTTACGTCAAGGAATGATCGGCGTACAACCCCTTAATCAGATGATGTTAAGACAATCTGGAGCAAGCCAATCAGTCGCTATACATGGAAATACTGGCACGGTTACTGTTACTAGTGCTAACGCAATCGGTGCAACGACCATTAATTTGACCACTGCAACATCTTCTGGAGTCGTTCAAACAGCAGGACAATATATTACGTTTGCTGGTGACACAAACAAATACCTCATAACTGCTGATGTGACGATTGGCGCATCAACAACCGGCAATGTAATTATAGCGGCACCTGGTTTGTTAATTGCAACGTCAGGAAGCGAGGCGGTTTCAGGTAACGCGGCTTTTACAGCAAATACAGCGTTTGACAGAAGCGCTATTCAACTACTTACTGCAATTCCAGCTATGCCGGTTGAGGGAGACGCAAGAATTGATTCTACTATTATTCAAGATCCACACTCTGGTTTAGCGTTTGAATTGTCTGTTTGGGCTGGTCAAAGAAAAGTCAAATATGAAGTAGCCATCTCTTGGGGTTCTTTGGCTATAGATACAGCTCACATCCATACTTTACTGGGTTAATAATAATCGCGCTGCTAGTCGGCGCTTAAATTTTAGGGTTAAAAATGATTTGCGAGACGATAAAGATAAAAAATTTAGATGGTTTTATTATCATCAACGAATCTGATTTTGATGATGAAAAGCACGAATTATTTTTTGAAAAAGAACTTAAAGAAGGATCAGTCGAATGGCTTAAGTCAGAATTAAAAAGCCTTGGCGTAGAATTCCCAGAATGTGCTAAAAAGACTGAATTGAATTATCTTTTAGATTCCAAACTTGAAGAATAAATTTGTTTATCGTCGAAGATGGAACAATTGTAGAAAACGCTAACTCATATCAAACAGTTGGAGCGTTTAGGAATTATTGGCTTGATCGAAATGTTGAAATAACAGAAGAAGATGCAGCTGTGCAAGCTGCTCTTGTTATCTGCACTCAATACGTCGACTTGTCAAATAGTTGGAGAGGCACGATTGTTGACGACGATCAAACTCTTGATTTCCCTCGCTATGGTGTTTATGACGATGAAGACAGATGGATTGACCAAACAACCATACCATCTCGATTGATTAATGCCGTAAACGAATACGCCAAAAAACATTTAGTTTCTGAAATTAGCCCTGAATTTTTAGCGGATGGCGATATTATAGAAAAAAGTTCAGAGCTTGGAAGTCTTAAAAGCAAAGTAGTTTACGATGAAGGAAGCAAGCGATTAGTTAGGGCGATACCCATGGCTGACAACTGGTTAAGAGGATTAACCATTGGTGGCGTTGGTGGCAACCTAGGGCGAGCGGTAAGGTGCTAAGATGGCTTTATTAAAACAAGAATTTATTGATTTAGCTGATGAATTTATAGACGATGAGTTTAGCGATTTTAAAAAGTCGTTGATTATGCGCACATCAGCAGCGGTTGTTTTTGGCACAGCTCAAACTTATACATTAGAGCCAACGACTGGATCATATTATGGGATAGAGTTAGAGATAGATTTAAAGATGTTTGAATCGTCTTTGATTGAAATTTCTGAATTTATGATTTTTACCAACGTGTCACAGTGGACGACAATTCCAGATTTAGACAACGTGGACTTGATTTTTGGTGGCGTTAAAATGAACATAATTGCTGTTAAAAAAGATGCTGCAAACGCGGCTTATTTTATGCTAGTTAAAAGAAAATGAATATCATTGATGAGCTTGAAAATATTGTTAATGTTGAGACTAGGAAAACTGCTTTAAATTTGCTTGTTGATTTAGTTCGTCAAACTCCTGTCGATACAGGTAGAGCGCGCGGCAACTGGCAGATGAATATCAAAACACCAAAGTTAGACATAATTGAAAATACGTCATCATCCGAATCGATAAGCGTTGCGCTTGGCGTTGCTAGCAAAACAAAATCGGTTAAATATCCAGTGATTTACATTACTAATAACTTGCCATATATCGTGCCACTAAATAACGGGCATAGCACCCAGAACAAAGTCATAAAGTGGGTTGAAGGAGCAATGAAAAGGGCTACAAATGTCTAACTCAAGCACAGCAAATGCTCACGATAAGCTTATTCAAAAGCTGTTAGATAATTTACCATCTGGATATACTGCTGCAAGCGTTAAGCTTCCAAACAGGTCTTTTAATACACCATCAAACACCAAATGGCTGAGAACAACAGTATTAAACCAAGACGTTAACAACGTGCAGGCTGGCGGCGGTTGGAAACGGTACGATGGGTTATTTGTTATTGATTTATTTTACCCTGTTGGCAATGACGTAATAGCACAACTAACAGAAGCTGAGGCAATTGTTGTATTTTTTGAAAACTTAAGTTTTGACCAAGTTAATTGCTACGAAGCGTTAATAACAGATGAGGGCAAGTCTGGATCATGGTATCAGGTTCAAATCAGCATTGATTTTTATTACGAAGGTACTTAATTTTGAAAGAAGAACATATTACATTGTATAAAAATAAAGTTGAAGTTTTTATACCTGTTAGCCGAAAAGACGATTTCATTAATACTGGTTATTCTGAAAAGAAGCCAAAAAAAGTTAAAACTAAAACTTAATTAACAGAGGATTTTATCATGCCACGTTTATTATCTGGTAACGATATCAGTGTACATTTATCCAAGCAAACGGCTAAAGGTGCTATTGATTCCACTCCCGCTTTTGACGAGTTAAGGCGAACTGAGGGAAAGGCTCGCGTCAATACTTCATATGTTCAATCGAATGAAGTGAAAACAAACAGACAGGCTAGGGCGAATATAGAAGACTCAGTCAGCTATGCGGCCGAATTGTCGTTTATGATAAATAAACAGACTTTTGGTTATTTAATAGATGCTATTCAGGGTACTGAGGTTTCCAGCACTGACACGTCGGCAACAATTGCTTCTGATGCTGACGGATTCGTAGATTCTATTGGCACCGCTTTTGCTGGAATGGCTGTGGGAGACTATATATTTATTTCTGGATTTGCTGACACCACGTTAAACAGAAATTATAGAATTGCAACTTATACCAGTAATCAAAATATCATCACAGCACCAGTACCGACAGCCGTTGAAGCAGAGGGTGCAACCGTTACGGTCACGTCAAAAAGAACGACCAGCGGCTCAACAATCGCTTATTATGCAGTGCAAACTAGGACTGTCGATACATCAAAAGCCGGATCTATTGATTACAAATCATTTTATGATTTCCAGTTTAATAACGCATCAATCGAGATTGGAGAAACAGGCTCTATGACTGGATCATTTGCTATGGTTGGTGAAAACCTTACTTCTGGAACTGCCATTATTTCAGGACAAACAAATAACACAATCGATAGCTCAGATGATTTGAGTAACGTTAATAACGTGGTAAGGATTTGGATAGATGGCGTTGATTCTGGTTGTACTGCAAAATCAATCGGATTTGATTTTTCAAACAATTTACAATCCGATAGGGCTGCGGGTTGTGACGGTGAGGAATTCGCCAATGGCGATATAACGCTATCAGGATCGCTATCGGCTAGATTACCTATTGATGCCCCGTTGGTTTGGCGAGATCGATACAATGACAAAACAAACGTGGCATTAGCCATTGAACTGGATCATGGTGGTGGTGATTATACCATCATAGAAATACCTCAAACTATAATCACTGATCATGAAATGCCAGACGGAACTAACGTGGTATCTAACTCTGAAATGACCTATACAGCCGAAGAAGATTCGCGAGGATTTACCGCTGTAATTTACCGTAATTGGGCTTAAAAATGTCTCTGGACATGTACAAAGAGGATCTTGATAAACAGTCTGCTGGTTCGCCATGTTACGTTAAAGATATGATCTTTGATGTGGTGAGGGTTGGCACCAAAGAAGCGATTGAACAAATCCAAGATATCCGAATAAAACTATACGGTGTTTTCCCCAACCCGAAAGAAGTCAATGACCATGAAATAATGGCTAACTGGCTTGCACATCACGGCGTAAAAGGATGGGAGAACGTATTAGATGAAGAAGATGGGAAAAAACTTGAATTTACTAAGTCATTTGCAAGACAATTATTTCTTAATAAATCTTACTGGATGAGCTTAAATCAAATTTTAATTATCCACGCAAACAACTATGAAAACTATTTAAATGATGAAGCGTATGAGGACGCTGAACAAATAAAAAAGCCCTGAACTGGTACGATGAATTCAAGTCTGATCAGAACGCATTCGTCCAGTGCAAAGCCTTAAATATTGATTACGATAAAGAGCGTCCTAAATTAAACGAACGCGCGCATTATCTGTTTAATGTTTTTTCGTTATTAAACAGGAGAAGGATCGAACACAGACCTTTGCAAAAAAATGATATAATGGATGAAATAGGTCAATCATTGTATCGTGACAAGTGCCTTTTTATTATAGAGTCAGTAGATTCTGAATGGCTAAAAATTCAATCTGAAAAGATCAGGCGTAGAAATGGCTCTTGAAAAGACAATTAAAATAAAAGTCGATAGCTCAGGGGCTAAAAGAGGCATCGACAAAATAGATGATTCGCTCGGCAAATTAGACAATTCTGCTAAAAAAACCAATGAAAGTTTTTTCAATTTAAAACGCTCTGTGATTGCTGTTGGTGCATCTTTGCAGATTGCACAATTGGCTAGATATGCTGATTCTTTTACTTCTATCCAAAATCAAATCAAGCAGACTACAAACACAACTGGAGAGTTGACAAAAAGAACGCAACAACTATTAGAAATAGCAAACAGATCTAGGGTTGAATTTTCAGCAACAGCAGAGCTATACACTCAACTTACATTATCAACTGAAAACTTAAACATATCTACAAAAGACCTCTTAAGGCTTACTGAGACAATTAGCAAATCATTTGCCGTGAGTGGTAAAAGTGCCGCCGAATCTGCTGGAGCTATTCGCCAACTTGGTCAAGCATTCAGCGCGGGCGCTTTAAGGGGAGACGAATTTAACTCCATAGCAGAAGGCGCGCCAGAAATAATGAGGGCGTTGCAACGCTCGCTAAAACTGACTCAGGGGGAGTTAAGGGCATTGGCTGAAACTGGAGGGATCACATCAAAAATATTAGTTGATGCTCTTAGTAAAGCTGCTGATGTTATTGATAAAAAGATACTAAAAGCCACAAAAACGCTTGCTCAGTCTTTTCAAGAGGCAGAAAACAACGCTATTTCATTCGTTGGATCAAGCGCTTTAGTCTCAAATGTTACAGGAGCTATTGGCGATTCAGTTATTTCTTTGTCAAACAATCTTGATGATCTTACTATAGCCATCGGTGTGACAGCTAGCGTATTTACAGCTAGGCTAGTTAGCTCTTTGGCGCTAGCAACGAGAGAAAAAATAGCTTTAGCAGTTGCCAATGTCACGCTAATAAAAACCGAAAATGTGGCAGCTATCAAAGCTCTAGAATTGGCAAGGGCTGAAAATGTGTCGGCTATTGGATCAGCGTTCGTGGCAACAAATGTCGAAAAACAAAAGATAGTAATTGACCGCTTAATCGCATCAAAAACCGTGCTAGCAGCCGCAACAAATAGAGCCACGATTGCCAATAAAGCCTTTGCTACTAGTGCTACTTTTGCAGGTAGAGCCGCAGGAGCGCTAAGGGGTGGACTCGCTCTTTTAGGTGGACCAGTCGGAATCGCTGTTATCGCAGCAATTGCAATAAAAGCTTATGCGACCGCTGAAACAGAAGCAGAAAAAAGAACCAAGCAATTGACTGATCGAGTCAATGAGCAAGTCAAAGCAATGAAAAGCCTTGGAAAAACTCAAAGTGATTTAGCGAGAGAAGAACTAGAAAAAACTAACGAGGAAATATTTAAACTTACAAAAGAAAAGATTGCACTTGATTTGTCAATAGACAAAGCCGTTAAAAACGTATTTGGTCGGGGGACTAACGTGATCGCTCTATCGAACAGTGCAAGAAAGCTAAAAACCGAATTGGATGAGCTTTTTAAGCAAAAAGTTTTGTTAGAAAAATCAATATCTTTGATCTCTGATGATGAAACCGGATTAAAGAAGATAGGCTTACCAGAAAAAGAAAAACCTATTGTTCAAAATTTAGAGAGATTCAAAACAGAATCATTAAAATCAGAGCTTGCTGAAAGACTCCAAATTCAACGAGAATTTAATAATTTAATCCTCGCAGATTTTTCAACAAGATTTGAA